AACACTTCAGGAAACATCTGTATTTAGGCTTAGCCATTCGTAGGCTCCTTTCCGGTAGGTAGGTAGAGGGGGCAACCCGTTGGCTACCCCCTGTTGTGTGTTAGGTGCCGTCAACAATCGTAACTGAGAGGGTGTCATTACTGGCAAGCCCCGTCGAGGTGTTCATAGCCTTGTTGACGTAAAGGAATCCCTCAATGTGGTTGTTAGCCGCAGTCGATGAAGACCTGAAATGATACTTATACATCAAGTCTGGTTTGATAAACTCTCGCTGCGCCGTGTTTTGGGCTTTTGTAATGCCCTTGCCCTTGTAGGCAGTTACCGCATAGTTAGCCACTGGCATAACCTCCCTTAGTCAACCAAATGCCCTTCGTCGGCGGTCAGAAATGCGTTGATAGCGCCGGCCGCAATGTTGCCGCTACCGACCACCACAACGCCAAGATACGCGCCACGCTCCGTCCCAACAGGCACCTTGGCCTTGTGAACCGTCCCGGCTGCGGTATTGGCCGCAATCGTAACGCTGGTGTGATAGGTGCCGGAAACAAGCGTGTTCGTGGTGTTGGAAGCAAGATACACAACCGCACTCGTTGCAGCGGTGAGCGCCGTGGTAGGAACCACCACAAACGTCATTCCACCAATCTGAGCGTTGGCGTTTCCGCCCCACGCGGTTTTGTTGGTAGCGGCGTTCGCTTTGTAATTGGTGTCACCACGGGTAAGGGAGTTGTTGTTGCCGATAACGCTGGTTGCGTCACAAAACTCATATTCGTATTGAACAGCCATCTTTATTGCTCTCCTTCGCCGTCAGGCGTCAGTAGTTAGGAAATAGCAGTTTCGGTATCAAGAATCTGCTCGCACTTCCGCACCGGAACACCCTGGAACCGCAGCACCGGCCCACCACCGTCAAGCCCCTGGTCACGGGTGAAGTACACATTAGTCTTGTCCTTCAGCCGAATCTGCATCTGCGTCATCATGTTCACGTTGGCGTAAATGCGGGTACCGGAAGTAACCACCATGCGATTCAGCAGCCGGATAAGCTCATCCTCATCAAACGTGGTCGTGGTGCCGGTCGGCTCAAGGTTCGCGTACCGCGCCATGCACTTCGGGTTTTTCACGACCATGCCAGCCCGCCACACAAAACGGTCCACATAAGCGCGGAACTTGTTGCTCGAGGAATCAAGCGCATCCTGAATCCCCAGGTCTTCGTGCTGCAACCCGCCAGAGGTGTTGCGCGGATACGCCATATAAACGGCGTTTGGACCCCAGGTGACAACATAGATAGAGGTAAGCGTGGTCGAACCGCCACCGCCAATCACGTTTGCCGTAGCCGCAAGCGCGTCCATGCGGGGAGCAAGCCCCGTAAATTCCTCTGGGGCCGTCGTAGCGTTTCCGTACAACATCGTTTGCGCCATCTCCTGAGAAAGACCCTCGATAAACGCCTGCGCCTCGTCCATGCGGGCCTGTTTGGGGTCGGAGAAGGCATTGATGATTTCGACATCGTTCTCGGCCCGCGCCTCAAGGATACCAATCGTGTCGATCAGCTCGACAGTATCGCTCGAAGAAGCCGCAACGCCGCGATTCAACTTTCTCCAAGTACCGGAAGGAAGCGAAGACCGGCGCACGGTCTTATTGCTGAAAACGTCATTTCCTTCCTTCCAAATCGCGTCTCCAATAATTTCGTTCGTTTGTGCAAGCACCTCGGCAATGGTCGCCAGGTTGCCGTTCGGGTCATGCCGCTTGACCACTTCAACGAGGCCAAGTCTGCTATCAGTAATGTCACCCATTTCTTAATTGCTCCTTTGGGCTAATCGCCCATTGATTTAAATGCTAATCGTGGTCTACCATCGGGGCCAACCGGCCGCTTTGCTTCCGGCGCACCCCCTTGCCGCAACGTGTCCTCACCCATCTTAGAGGCTATCGCATACAGCCCACGGATGATTGCAGGATTGGTTTCATGATCGAGCAAATCTCCCACACCCTTGCCGAACCACGTTTCGGCAGCCTTCTTTGCCAGTGTTACATTCCCGTCATACTTCTGGCCCCACTCTTTTCTGAGGGTCGCAACGGCTTCAGCGTGTTTTGTGGTCTCTGCTTCGGCGGCACTTGTCAGACGAGCAACGTCATGTTTAACGACCTGCTCATACTGCGCTTGTGTCAGTCCGGCAGCTTTAGCCATTTCACGCTGCACCTTGATTGCGGCCTCATCGAGCGGCCAGCCCTCGGGAAACTCAAACTTATACGCATCGGACGTTTCAGGCACGGCCGGTAGCGCCTGCTTGGTTTCAAGGTAATGCTTCTGAAAACCTTCAAGGTCGAACGCCTTTTGCCCGTTCTCTTCCTTGAAGAAGCCCTTGAAATTATCGTCTTCCATCCATGCGGGGGGGATGGAAACGCTTATCGGTTGCGGCTCGTTGCCGCCCTGGTTGCCGCTATTCCCCGCGTTCGGGGTGCCTGCGTTTTCGGTCATAACTACTCCTTTCCTAATTTGCGTTCCGCTTCACTCAAGGCCGCAAGATCGCACTTGCGCTGCCTTAATGCTAACTCTCTTCGGGCGTCAAATATCCGGTGACAAATCCCGATGTCTGCAATAGCAAGCGTGTCGATGAAAACCCGCCCGACATTGTACCTTCCCAGGTCGTCAGCACCCAGGCTTGGTATCCAGTACCTACAGAGGTCTTGTAAAATCCACTGAGCAACGGCAATGCCGTCATCTGTCCCAAAAACCCGCTTAATTCGGTTATAGTGAGACTCCTCATCGGCAAGGTCAGCTCTTTTTGACTCGATCCATGCGGCACGTTTGTTGTCAATCACGCAGCCCCCATAGTCTGCTTGAGGTCGTTCAGCGCCGTATCTTCACCGGACGGCGTGTTACCCAACTTATTCAGCGAGTCTGCGTTCGCCTGGTCTTCAAGGATAGCCTGCTGCTGCCGCTGTGCTTCCGCTTGCGCCTCCCGAATCTCGGCAACCTCATCGTCTTCCCGCACAATCCGCGCCGGCAGATTCACCGTATCGCCGTAGCTCTCCAAGAACTGGTCCCAATTGGTCTTCGCGATACTACCCGGCTCAAAGGCCGCTATACGCTCTGCCGTCGCAAGGTAGGCTTGCATTGATTGGCTATTAACCAACTTCTGCGCCTGCGCCAAAATGCTTACATACTCAACCTTGTATTCAGCCTCGGTGATATCGGGAGGAGGCGGAGGCAGTAAGCCAGCCCGCGCACACAGGTTGAACACTCGCTCAATAATCGGGTCCAGTAGTTCATAGAGCAACCGTTCGATCACCGGCCCTATCATTATCATCTTCTCTTCATTGCGGGCCATAACTTCAGTCGCCGTCATGCGCCGGTCTTCCTGCGCGATCATCAGGAATAGCTCATTGTAAAACAACCTGCGGATTTTATTCTCGGCGTTGGTGATTTTCCCTTCGTAAATCTCAATCGCCCGTGGGTCTATCTCCACCAGTTTTGTAAACGCTTTCTTAACGTCATCGACACTGCCAGTGAAAGTTGACTTAGCGCCGGGAGATAGGTCCACCATCCTATCTTTGAAATCGGCAGACACAGCCAACGGCGGGTCCAAATACTTATCCTCAACCAGCATCGCGTTCATCTCCATGCGCTGCAACGCCTTACTCAAGGATAGCGACTCCGGCCCCGGTCCCCACCCGTAGGCTTCGTTGCTCAACGCCTGCCATCGCGGGGTGACAATCGGCATTTCCATGTAGCCGCTATCACCTAATCGCTTCTGGTTCTCCTTCCACTCGATATAGACGGAGCGAAATGGCATATTGCTTGAAGCCATGCTGTCAGGATTGTATTCATCGTTAGGCTCGATAACATGAAGAACGTCACGCCATTCATAAGGGTTCGTTTCAAGTAGTCGTTTGCAGGTGTCACTTAGATTCTCCACGCCGAACGCAGCCGCCATCTGATGAATCTGCATCCGAACCTTACGGTACATACAGTGGCAACGGCTCAACTCGTTTACCGAAATCCGGTAATCCCCAGCCGTGAGAAAAGAAAAGTTGACAATGTTTTGGGGGTGCGAATCAATAAATAGCGCGCCAGTAGCAAACGCTCCGACTTCTTCATACACGCTATGAATAACGGTATAGAAATTGCTACGCTTAAACACAGCATAAAGCTGCTTTTCACAATCGTCCAACCACGCTTTACCCGCGCTATACTTATCCAACCCAGGATCGGAAAACGAAAGCTGAAACCAAGGACGCGCCGGACTCGATAAGCCGCCATGCAACCCCGCCCCCATCATATGTAGCGCGTCGGCCGCAACAGGATTCAACAGTTTGCTTGCCGCCTTCGTGCGCTGGTTTGTTTGCCCGTCACGGTCTGGAAACCGCCCGCGCCCAGGAGCTATGTAGTCGCTGATATCCTGATATAGCGCGTTCCACGGACTGAATTGTTTATCCAAATTTGTCCAGTTGCGAAACAGGCGGGCGTTGCGCTCTACATTCTGCGCCTGCGTGTACTGTTGGGACTCTTCGGCAAGGTTGCTTGTAGGCATTAGCCTAACCTCGGACGCGATACGTTAGCAGCACCGCCAATGCCAAGGTAACCGCCAATCATGGTCGAAGGGTTCTGCGTCCCGTAGAGCAGGAGCTTCTTCTTGCGCTCTTCTTCCATGTTGGCTATACGTTGCGCTTCGGCTTGTGCGGCTGCGGTCTGGTCGGCAAATTGCTTCTGTGCCTGGTTGCGGGCTTTCTTCGCTTCATCCACCGCAGCCCCTTGAGAAATCGCGCCAAACGTAAGCAAGTCTCCCAAACCCCCAGGTTGCGTAACATCTAAGAAATCCCCCAGCCCACCAACAGCCTTCTTAGCTCCACTAAAAATGCTCTTGGCTTTTTTAAACGGATTGCCGAATCCCATTTCTCACGCCCTCAACTGTTGAAGTTTATCAAACGGGTTGTATTTAGACTTAACA